CCTTGCGGCAGGCCGCCACATCGGCGGCAAGCTCCGCCTGGGCCGGGCCCGGCTTCATATTCTGAAGCTGAGTCTCCATCCGGTGCAGGTCAGAGCTCACCCGGTCGATGACCTTTCTCTGCTCCTCGATACGCGCGTTGATGGCATCGGCTGCCTTCCCGGCCTTTCCGGCAAGGATATCCACGGCAAGGCCGGCCTTGTCAAGGCCGCCGGTCAGGTTGTCCTTCATCAGAAATTCAATTTCTACGGGCTTCATCGTTTACAGTTCTAAATTGCTTTGGTAAAACTTCACTATATCACCGGCTTCACGGGCGGCGGACTCCGGATCGACACCACCGCGGGAGGCGTTTTCAGAATCTCCGGCTTTCACGCGGCGGCGGACATAACGCGGGGCATCCGACAGCATCAGGATGAGCGTCTGGTAGTTCACCTTCTCCAGGATGTACTCAACAGTCCAGCCGGTGGCGCTCGCGATGTTCCAGATAAAACCGAAGGGGCTATGGGAACCTTCAAACTCGGTCCTTAACTCCCCTTCCTTCCTTGGCTCATTCTCAACTTCATCGGGTTCGCCCGATCGATCGAGCTGATAATACTCGTAAAAGACTCGCTGCCCATCAGGCTGATGAACTTCTCCAGAGCACCCATCAGGAAACGGTGCTCCACAGCCTCACGCAGGAACCACGCCACGGGGCGGACAAGCAGCCGCCGGCTGACCGGACCACGGCAAAGGGTATAGGCAACCATCCGGGAAACCTCGGTTCCGTGACGTGCCAGAAACTCCAGACGCTCACGACCGTTAAAGGAGGAAATCTCCTCCGGGGAAACTCCCATCGAGAGGTATATCCGCACGATGCATATCTGCCCGGCAAGGCGCGGGCGGTGCATCGTCACCCTCCATCGGACAGGACGTTTCACGAAAGGCAGGTGCCATTCCTTCAGGGGAAGGGAGACACCCAGGTCAAGAAGGGCCTCGGATGCCTCCCGCTGCACACGTCTTGCTTCACGCTCGTCCATACGCTATGCCGATACCGTGTCGTTGATCTCGTAGGGCGCAGTGCCGTCCTCCGGCTTGTTCACCTTCAGCTGGCACTCGATCTTCGACACCTCCGTCAGCGTCAGTTTCCCGCCCAGGTTCGAGAGGATCGTACCGTTCGGGATAGTCATCGTCTGACCGCTCATGAAGTCGATTGTCCACTTGCCGGACATCTGTACCAGCTCCGTAGGGGCCTTCCAACCCGTCGGGGCGTCATCCGAGCCCACCAGCGTGCCGCCAAGAACGGCCTTGATGTTCTTGTAGTCCAGCTGGATAAGGTTGAACGTCGGGGAAATCTGACCGTTCTTTTGCAAAAGCGTCAGCACAGGTGCGTCGGGAACCTGTTCCGCCTCGACATCAACACTCTCCGGCTTCGTGCCGCCCCACTCCCAGCTCCCTTTCTCGATCCAACCGATCGTGGCGGAGCCGAACTTGACAACGGCAATGCCGTAAATGAAATTCTTATTCTTTTCCATATCGTCTCTTGATTAAAACGGTTAATACAATGCCGGATGCCACACCGGCGATAAAGGCAACGAGGGCGATTCGAACGGGGTTAAAACGTCGTTTGAACTCCGTTTCGGAAACTTCCGAAACACTCACGGTGTCGCCCCGGATACGTGTCAGCTCCTCCTCATACCAGAGGACCAGACGCTGGAGACTGTCACAGGTGGAGGTCACTACCAACGTGTCGCCCCTGGACGTCACATCCACGCCCGCCTGCCCGTTTTTACCATGATAGGAGGCACCGGCAGGAAGCGCCAGCAGGTCAGGAACCGGAATTTTCAACGTCAGCGCCGATGCCGGGAGGCCCGCCATCACCAGCCCCCGACGCCCGGACCTTGCGCTGTCCGCGCCTGACGCGGTTTTCACCGTCGTCAAGCTCCGGGCCTGTCTTCGGGAGCTCGCGCAGCTCATGAAGGACAGGACAGTCAGCACGGTGAAGGCAATCATTGGCACCGTCAATAGCCTTGCGCAAACGCGCCATCTCTCTTCGTGTCGCACTAAGTTCTTTTTTTAAGGGTTCTACAATATTATCGATCAGGATACGCGTGGCGTGCTCCGTGTTGTCTATCCGCACGGTCTCCGCGTCGGCTTTCGCCTTTTCCGCTTCCGCCTTCGCCTTCCTGACCGTGGGGCCCAACGTCAGAAGGGCCGTCAGAGCGGCCAGAAGGCCGCCGCCAAATATCCAGTTCAAGAGTACGCTCGTGTCCATGATCACTTTTTTATGATTGTCTGATACCTATTGAAACAAGCCATTTCTGCACGTCAAAACTGGGACAGGCTTTGGCCGCCAGCTCGTTATGCCCCACGATACGGACACCAGGGAAACGGCGGTGGAAGTCTTTCACGTACTTCTCAAGCGCACGCTTTTGGCAAACGGTACGCGTGTCCTTCGGGGTCTTGCCGTCTTTGGCTACACCGCCGGCATACACGATATGACGGCTGACGGAATTATAGCCGACCACGCCGTTGGTGATTTCCCAAGGGTCCACGTTCGCGTCCTCGTTGTTGTCCACCAGGCGCTCCACGCCGCCATTCAGATGGAACAGGTCAGTATACCCGACCTGTTTCCAGCCGCGGCCGCCCTTGGATACGGGATTCGTGTGCCAGGAACGGATTTCAGCACCGCTTACCTCACGGCCCTCGGGAGTCGCAGTGCAGTGGATCACGAGATATTTCAGCTTTCCCATCATTCACCGCCTTCCTCTTCATCAACGGCCGCCTGTGACAGCGTTATTTCAACCTTCTTTTCCGGATCAGCGTCCAGACTCACCACAAGCGTACCTGATACCGCCTTGCCGCTGCTGTTCACTCCGGCGGTGATTTTCAGACCGTCATCGGTACCCTCTGCCGTAAAACCGGCAGGAACGGATGTCACGCTGTAATCACCGGAAGCGGTGATCGTCACCTCCTTGCTCTCACCGGCGGCCTTGAAAGAAAGACTGACCGGATCGGCAGAGATGGTGCGCACCACGGTCTTGAATACCGGGGAGGTACGGGTGTCAAGCACCACGAACTCTTCGCCGAAGGCAATTTCTGTATCCGCCTTCATCAGCAGCTTGAAGAAGTACAGCTCGCTGGAGTTCATCCACTTGTCGATCTGGATCACCTCCTCGTCGTCCTGGAGGTTCACGCCGGCGAAAAGGTTGCCGTCGGCACTCATCGAGCAGAGCGTGGCCACGATAAGGTCATCCGGCCATGAATTCAGCGTCTCGATGGTGATACCCTTGTAACGCTTTTTGTTTATGTCCGTCTCGCTCGTATTCTTGTACTCGCGTTCGGTCAGTTCGTCATCGTACTTGTCAAAATCATCGATGCTCATCAGGATACGCAGGTTCGGGTTCTCGCGCAGGGCTTTCGGAATAGCCTTGCGGACAGCCTTCAACTTGCCGATCATGGAAGTATCGGAAGGAGCCGGGACCACGATCACGTCCGGGTCCTTGGCGGCCTGTGTCAGGATACCGTTAAAAAGGTGGTCGTCATCACTCCCGAACTCGCCGTTGATATAATGCCAGCCGAGCTCGAATTTCACGCTCTTGCTGAGTTCGTCAAGCAGCGTGTTCTGGGCTTCGGGAGGAAGTTCGGCAAACACAAGGTTGCCTTTCGGCTGCCACTTGCGCCAGATATGCTCGAAAGCGCGGGGGTTGAAAGTGGTGAACGCCATGAAATCCTCCGGATCCAGGGACTTCTCCGAGTAATTGAAGTTACCCTTCGAATCCTCCAGGCCCGGGTTCTCCTTGCGTTTCTGGAGCATCTTGCCGGTCTTGATACGCGGCAGGCTGATTTTCTTCTCGACACCGGGGATCACCATGATCAGGCCTTTCTCCACAAGGTCGTTCCCGGTACAGGCGAGTACCAGGATCTTCTCCAGTACCTCACCGTTGTAGTTGGTGTTTCTTACTACTATTGCCATAGCAAATATTTTTATTAATGTTTCAACTTGTCCTTAATCTCGGTCATACGCTTGTTCCATGGACTTTCATTGGTAGGGTTCACGCGCAGGTCGGTCATGACCTTGCGTTTCGGGGAGAGTTTCTCCAACGCCTTTTCACCGTTCTCGCGGTCCTTGGACAAAAGGTTCTCATAGATGGGGCGGGTGGTGGCATCGATGCGGCCGTCACTCTCCGCGTCATCAAGCAGTTTCTTACGGGCGGCGGCATCGTCGGCCGCGGCCTTGTCCTGGAACACCTTCAGCTCGCCCTTCAGGCGGGTGACCTCGGCGTCAAGGGCCGGGACTTTCCCGGCTTCCGTTTCCAGAAGCCCGACTTCACGGAGAAAATCGTCATCTGTCACGCAGTTCTTGAACCGCGGACGTTTCTTCAGTTCGTCTAAATTCATGTTACTCTTGTTTTGTGGCTGTTGCAGCCGGTTATTGAATATTTGGAATACCTCCTCGGGGGTACTGTCCTCCGGAAGGGGGTCGGCATCATAGATACCGTCGATGAGTCCCAGCGCCAGGGCTTCGTCGGCACGAAGCCAGTGGTCCTTGCCATCGAAATACAACGAGCGGATTTCCTCCTTCTCCTTACCCATGCGGGCGGCATACATCTCGCAAAGGGTATCCTCCAGCGACTCGATCTCGCGGATGCATCCCTGCATTTCCTCCTTGTTGCCGTAACAGCCTCCCTGAACACTGTGGAGCATCAGACGGGCATAACGGCTCATCTGCACCGGCTTGCCGCAAAGGGCAATCACCGAGGCCATGCTGGCGGCAATGCCGTCAATGTAAATCGTGATGTCGGCCTTGCTGTTTTTCAGGGCGTTGAAAATGGCGATGCCCGCATACACCTCGCCGCCGTTGCTGTTGATACGCACGTCAATCCTGCCGGACAGGGCCTCGGCCTCCAGAAGTTCGCGGGCGATATCACCGCTGCGCACATTGTCGTCATAATCACCGATGTCGCCGTAAAGAAGGATACAGCAGGCGTCTTTCCCGGGTATGATGTTGAAAAACTTTTTCATGCTTATATAGTCTTTTAGGCGGGTGTCCCCCGCGAAGTTCACGATGCGAAATTAGGGGGATTAAAACCGTTTTTCAAACCGCATATTCATCACACACAGTTTAAAACGCCGTCATGAAGTTTTAAAGTGTCATCATGCGGCACGCGTTTTTTTCCACCCCTTTTCCTTATCAATTTTGCACGTAAAAAAGGAGGAAATATGACCGAACTAAGCATGCAGCAAAAAAGGGAATGGGCGAAGACGCTCTACCTGAAAGAGAACCTCACGCAGCAGGAGATAGCCGAACGCGTGGGGGTGTCACGCATCACGGTGAACAACTGGATAGGCAAGAACGGATGGGAGATGCTCAAGACGTCCATCACCATCACACGCGAGGAGCAACTGAAAAGCCTGTACCGCCAGCTGGCCGAGCTCAACAACGCCATCATGGCCAGACCGCCGGGGGAACGCTTCCCGAACACTGCCGAGGCCGACACCATATCCAAACTCTCGAACGCCATCAAGAAAATGGAGACGGAAGTCGGGCTCTCGGACATCATATCCGTATTCTCGGACCTGCTCAAATGGCTGCGCGCATCCGACCCCGCGCAGGCGAAAGAAGTGACGCCGCTGCTTGACGCGTTCGTAAAATCAAAAGTTTCATAGCCATGGCAAAGAAAAGACTTACACCACAGGACCGCACGGCACTTGTCGAATGGGAGGAGCTGATCGCGTCCATACGCGAAAACTCGGATATCAACCCCTCGGACACGGAAGCGGAAATACGCGCACGCAGGGAAAGGCTCGAAAAGGATGACGAGGAGTGGTTCCGGTATTACTTCGCCATGTACTATTCATGCGAGGCGGCGGACTTCCACAAGAAAGCCACCAGAAGGTTGACAAGGAACAACCGGTGGTACGAGGTACGCGCATGGTCGCGGGAGCTGGCGAAGTCCGCACGGTCCATGATGGAAATTTCAAAACTGGCAATTACAAGAAAAATACGCAACGTACTGCTGATCTCCAACTCGCAGGACAACGCCCAAAGGCTCCTGCTGCCCTTCATGGCCAACTTCGAGGAAAACCAGAGAATCATCCAGGACTACGGGATGCAGAAGAAACCAGGATATTGGGAAACGGGGGAATTCACCATCATGGCGGGATGTTCCTTCCGCGCCATCGGGGCCGGACAGTCACCGCGCGGTACCCGTAACAAGAACTTCCGGCCGGACTTCATCCTGGTGGACGATATCGACACCGACGAGGAATGCCGGAACCCGGAACGTATCAAGACAAAATGGAAATGGCTGGAGGAAGCCCTGATACCGACCATGTCCGTATCGGGAAACTACCGCATACTCTTCAACGGGAACATCATCGCAGCGGACTGCTGCATAAAAAGGGCCATTGAAAAGGCCACGGAACTGAAGGAAAAGGGCATCGGGCACGTGGACATCATCAACATACGCGACAGGAACGGGGTTTCCGTGTGGCCCGAGAAAAACTCGGAAGAGGATATAGACCTCTTCCTCTCGCTGGTCAGCGCGGCGGCACGGCAGAAGGAATTCTTCAACAACCCGGTAGCCGAGGGAGAGATATTCAAGGACATCATCTACGGGAAAGTGCCGCCGCTCTCGAAGTTCAAGTTCCTGGTCATCTACGGCGACCCCGCGCCCGGCGAGAACAAAACGAAGAAGAGCTCCACGAAGGCGGTGTTCCTGCTCGGCAAACTGGCCGGAAAGCTCTACGTCATCAAGGGGTTCCTCGGAAGGGAGACAAACGCCACGTTTATCGAATGGTACATCAGACTGCTGGAGTTCGTGAACGGGAAAACGAACGTGTACTGCTACATGGAGAACAACAAGCTGCAGGACCCTTTTTTCCAGCAGGTGTTCCAGCCCATCATCAGGCGCATACGCCGGCAGAGGAAGATATCCCTGTACATCCAGGGGGACGAGGAGAAGAAAACGGACAAGGCCACACGTATCGAGACGAACCTGGAACCCCTCAACAGTGAAGGGAACCTCATCTTCAACGAGGCGGAAAAGGACAACCCGCACATGAAGATGCTCACCGACCAGTTCAGCCTCTTCAACCTCATGCTGACGTATCCGGCCGACGGGCCCGACTGCGTGGAGGGGGGAAACCGCATCATAGACCGCAAGGCGCACCAGGCCGAAAAGCCGGCCGTCATCTCCACAAGGAAGATGCGGGCGCACAACAAGTACAGACTGTAAACTTTAATACCTTACCCACATGAGCAAATTTATAGAACTTACAGATTACGACGCGAGCA